AAAGTTAAAGTCAATCATATCACCTATTAGGCGTGGATGATATCCCTGAATATCAAATTCAATGAATTTATCGTTTGTTGGTCTATAACACATTCTTTCGCCATTATTTTTATTTAATGCTGCAAAGTTAATGCTGTTATAGGTGTTTGAAGGACGACCTGTAGTAGTATATAGATTATATTGGCTGTATATTTTACCTTTAGCTAAATTAAATTCAGGATATCTTAAATCATTGCCATAGCAATCAATGAAGCATTGTTTATCTACTTTAATACCTTGCGATTCAATCTCGTGAAATACGCGCGTAAGTGGGCCGTTATTAAACGCATAAGCAACGTTATTTGCTCGGTATTTTTGGATTATAGGTAATACTACATCAAATACATTCTCGCATTCCTCGTAGTGTTTACTAATAGGAATCAGCCGATTTACAGTTGGATAGTTGGGGTGTTTGCTATAATAAAACGTAATAGCTGGTATGTTTAGTGCTTCTGTTAAGTTGGGCTGTTCGATAAAATTAACATCATATAATTTATCAGCGTTGGGAAACCAACACATTGCCTCTTTCTTATTTAATACCCACAATTTGTTTGTATTAATATTAAGCCAATCAATAACTGATTGTTTATCTAATGAAAATGATTCATTATGGTCTAAGCACAGAATATAACCCTTATGTTCAGATAACGATCTGATGTATATTAAGCTAAGCGGACTAAGTTTAGGATGGAAATTGTCGTTTTGAGGAATAAAACTAACGAAACAATCACCTAGCGAGTTTAAATTATTTAATTGATCTTGTCTTTCTACTATGTAAAACATTTTTCATAACCTTTATCCTTAAATATAAGTGAGAGAATTTAGACAGACAACCAGGTTTTTAAACCAGATATTTGTTGATCAGCTTGATCTATTGTTTGGGTTTTTCCTTTATATGTTCCTATAAATGTTGTTTGATATATGGGTTGTGGTTGGAGTGATTTATATCCATTTTCATTAATTTCTTTTATAATATTATCATTATATTTTTTGTAAAAGAATCTAATTGATGTGTTGTTAGGAAAAGTTGGAGTTGAGTTTGATTGGAAAGGTAAAGAAGCAACTGTTGGTGGTTGAGGGATATTAACTTCTGAAACGGCTCCGTAAACAGCAGTAGAAGGGTTAGCAATTAATGTATTAACTTGGTTAGAATTAGCTTTTAATAATTCAATAGCATTAATATTATATTCTTTTCCAATATATGTTTTTCCTCTTAATTCGTAATAATACCCTTGATAACCATTGTAATTATCTGCTCTTATAAATTCACTTCCCTGGGTGTATTTGGTTACTATTAAATTTGATGGTATCATATTTATAATCCTTTTGCTATTGCGTCTGCCCAAAGAGTTTTTGCTAAGGAAGATGCTGTTGTAAAACGTCCCAAATCGGAAGGATTAATTCCTACCCAATTCCTAGCATATCCTTTTCCAAAAAAATCAGCATCTGCTGAATTGGTAGGTACCATTTCTCTGGGGGCAAGTCTACCTTGTTTTCTAGCAGCCATTACTGCCACAAGATGGTCAATACATTTTTGCCAAGTAGCATATGTTGCAAAGGCTCTACATCTTCCTCCACTATCTATTATACTAGTAGTACCTTTTACATAACTAGTATCAGCAGAAATAAATCCACCCCCATCAGTTTGAAGACCTATATAATTATTATTTACTCCTTTTACCCCGTGTGCTGATTCTATTACAAATATAACATATGCTGCTCTTCTTACAGATACATCTGTTGCTCCTTTAAGATATGTAATTACATCTGCTTCATTAACAGAGGTTTGAGCATATGGTTCGTATACAAGAGAAGCCCACTTTCCTGTTCTGTTAGTAACATCTCCACAAGCACCACCTCCTCCTGGTTGTAATCCACTTCCTAATCCACTATTAATAATAACTTGAGCAGCTTGAATAATAAGTGCTGGGAGTTTGCTAAAATCAAATGTACTATCTTTTCTATCTAATATAAGATTTAAGGCATCTATTTTAGTTGTCCAGTCACTATTAGATATACTATGAGCTATGGTAGTAACAGTTTGTGCTAATTGCACACCAGCTGTTTTCCCTTGGTATCCTTTAGGTAATATTTCTTCATCTATTTTAAATAAAGATCCTATTATTAGTCCTCCAACTCCATCCATTTCAAATGAAAATTTGAATGGAAGAATATTTCTGTTTGATCCTGGAGAAGCATATATTTGTTGAAAATATACAATTAAATCACGCAATGCATTTTTAGCTCGTGAAATATATTCTCCTATATTTACATTATTCGTTGTATTAGGGTCAATTGGTACTCCTAAAGAAGCATATAACACTATAATACCTGCTAGACCTGTTGCTAATGTTTCTTCAGTATAAGTATTACCAAAAGGATCTACTTTATTTCCAACAATTCTATCTGTTAGACCTGTATTAAAGCCAGTTAATGTTTTATTTTGGATACCACTTTGTCCGGCTTTGACTTGAGAACCAATTGCTATAATAGAAGATTGATTTGGGAATATTTGGGATTGAAGAGTATAATTTCGTACTACTGAATTTAGGTTTTGTACTTCTAATTTAAATAATTTATTATAATCTACTTTTCCATCATTTGTGTAATTAACATCTATTGCTCTTGCTTTATTATCTACGGGATCAACATGTACTTCAAAGTTATTTAGATTACCAATAGCTACTTGTATTCCAGACATTATTCCTTTTATATAGGAATATAAATTAATTTCATTTTTTTCTTTAGTATCGCTTGCTTCAAGATTAGTGTTAAGTGATTGTCTGTAAAGAAAATCTAAACTAACATATATATTTCCTATAACGCCTAATTCTGTTTTAGAATCTCCATTAAGAAAGAATTGTTGATCTAAAGTATTTAGGCTTTTTATAATGTTTGTAGCATCACCAGCATTGAGGGTTAAAGCAACTGCTGTGGTTGTTGATGTTGAAGGGGTAGTAATATTTATTCCACTTACTGAGTATACATTAAGGCCATGTTCAGCAAAGGGGACAATGCCAAATTCTTTTGAAAAAGAAGTTGAATCGGAATTTTTTAATTTAAATAATTCTTTAGGGTTAAATGTAGTTGTATCTAAAGTAACCCCAGCATTACTAGGAAATGCTAATACATTATCAAAAGTAGTATTAGGAACACCAGAAGTTCCTGTCAAATTGATAGACATAGTAATGCCTGAAGAGGGCAAAAGACTTTTTTGGATTCTATAAAGCCACCATAAAGCATACATATTATCACTAAAGGGAAGTATTTGAATACTACCTGGTTTTTGTTCAGTGTATGGAGTAAAAAATCCAAAAACTCCTCCTTTAAGACTACTTTTATTTGTTATAAATTGATCTTCAAGTAGTCCTTGAAATCCATTAGAATATTGCCATCCTGATGGGTAAGATTTTGATGTATTATTATATTTTCCATCTATGAATATTTGATTCACAGCAACATATAATATAGGGTCATTTATTTGTCCCACAGCTGCTATAAAGTCAGTCATATTTACTCCATCACCTATTGATGAATTTATTAATTTTTCAGCAATCTGATCTGATAAAGTAGTAATAGTTGCTGCGGTAGGAGCAACAGCCCCTGAAACAGTATTAGCAATTGTGTTTGCCCATAAATCATTTTTAATCATACATACTGTTGGATCAACAGATATTTGAATTGGGTGGGCAACACATAATAAATCTTGAGCCCCGTTTCCAGAATATATTTCTGTTTTGGTAGTTAGTTTTACTAAAGGTTCATTATCATTAGCTGATTGTACTAAAACATACTTATTTATAACATCAAAAGCTGCTTCTAAAGTAATGTATGCTTTAGCTCTAGATCCTGGTTGGATAAAGGTATCAAAATTTCCATAATTTATAAGACCAGGAAGAGATACTACAGTCCATTTTTTATCCAAAATGGGTTTTCCAATAGCACTAAAATTATTTCCTGAAAGGTCAACTTTTAATTTGTAATTTAATTCTGCCCATATCCCTGCTAATACATTTTTTTGATAGTGTTCTGCAAATGTAGTTGATTTAGTATTGCCTTGTGAACTGAATAATTCATCTAAAAATCCAGCTCCTACACTACCAGTATCATACATTTTCAATGATTTCAAATCTCCTCTAACGTAGTTTACCTTTATTGATTCAATAACTTCACCTGTTGATATAATTGTTGTTTGACAGTCATACCCACCATCTTCACGAGCAGACCACTGGTAGTTTTTTACATAACCAAATATAGCATCATAATTACCACCATATTTGGTACATTTATCATAAAGATCTTGAAATATTTTTGTTCTATCTTTAATAGTACCGTTTATAATATTATTACTATAGAAATCAGTAAAGGTTGGTTGATAACTTCCATTTTTATCTAAATAAGGTGTCCATCCCCATTCTACTAAAACAGTATATCCGGGGCGCATATAAAGTAATTCTAAATCTTCTAGTTGTCTAACATCCCAACATTGAAAACTTACTGTTGCCTCTCTTAATGAACCATATGCTGATTTAGATTTAACTTCAACGTTTGTAATACCAGGCATAGGGCGAATTCCTAGTCTATGGGGGGTGTTTGAAGGAGTTATTGTACTATAAGCATTGTTAGCTGAGGTTCCTATTCCACTTTTTAAAGCAAAGCTACCTGATTGTAGGGTTCCTCCTTGTAAAACGTATTGTGATGCTAATTTTCCTCCATCATTGTTAACATCAACTGAAGAGCACATTCTAATCCATGAATTACGTGAATTAAGATACTGAATGTCAGTGGTGTTTCTTCTAGTCATCGCCACTTGGCGATTTTCTAAAGAAAGTTTTATATCTTTTTGGAATGTATCTCTAAATATTGACATAACATTTATCTAGCTTGATTAAATTGATTAAATAATCTTAAAACATTACTTAAATCTGTTGGTATTCTTAATTGAGTACCAGGTATAGGAAACATAGAGCCTTTAGTTACATTGTTATTAGCTGCTGCTATAACCCACCAGTAGTTTACATCACGATAATAAGAATAGGCTAATAAATCAAGTCTATCTCCAATAGTTGTAATAACATATACATCGTTTTCAGATAAAGGTATATTAGGATATTGTTTGCTTTTAAAATACGGTTTACCTTGATCTGTTTTTAATGTTATTCTATCGTCGTATCTTGTTGCCATACATTAATAAGGTTGTGATGGTTCTCCTCCTGGGAAGGTTGCTGTTTCTATTGTTGATCCAGTAATATAATTTGGTTCTCCTGGAGAAGTTCCATTATAGTTCTGAGCAATATGAGATGTATGTTGAGTATCCCTAGCTTTATTTGGTGTTTTATTTATTTTTTGTGTTTGAGAACCAATTGGAGTAAAGGATAAATTAACCTCTACTATATGGGGTAATACCATTTCTTTTGATCCTCCTAATGTAGGTTCATTTAAAGCAATTTCCCAAGGTGAATCTTGTGGAACTTTATATGATAATGAATTCAATACCCCTGGTTGGGAGTCAATCCAGTTTCCTATAGTCATTCTTACTAATGGACCTCTCATTACACCTGATGTTGTACCAGGAAAACCACCTGTATTTCCTGGTGTATAATCAGGCATTAAATTGCCCATTAAATTATTTAGTTTTTGATACATTGGTTCCATTTCCTTAGCAGATAATGCTGCTACCTTAAAACTAATGTTTATTTTACGACTAAATCCACTATATATATAAAATTTTTCACCTCTACCAGCATATTTTATATCATTCCAATCAGCAGAAACATCATCAGATAAATCAGTTAAATATGCTCTAAATATCATAAATATTGATTTTGATGGGTCATCTCCATCAATAGCTTCAATTCTAAATTTACATAAATCATCTACTGTATATTTTATTCCTCCTATTGTTACTACTGAATAATCTTCTCCTATGTTTGTTTTGAATAATGGGGTAAGATTTATTGAATCTTTTCTACCACTACCTACTCTTACAGCACGTGATGCTAAATACCAAGACGATTTATTAATAGTAATAACATCACCATATGAGTTTTTATAGCCTATTTTAGTTTGATTTGTGCTTGTATAAGAATTTCCAACATTAAAAACATCATTATTTGCGTTTAAATCACCCCCTTCTGCTCCTCTAAAAACATTATATATTCCAAATTGATTATAAGGAACATTAATAGATGTTGATCCGGATGTTATTGGGGTTATTTTATCTGGGTTAAGTAGTTTTTGTTGTTGTTCTATTTGCTTTTTTAATGCACTGTATGTTTTTAAATTAGGATTACCAACTGAGGGTAAAGAATATTTTACTACATTTTGGTCAACACCAGCTACTAGGCTAGTATCTCCAAAAGGTATACCTCCGTTTCCAAAATCATAATTAACAATTGCATTTTTTCCTGTGCCTAAATCATTAAAATAATTTACAGAAACAGGAGCACCACTGTTATCTTTAGTTTTACCAGCAAACTGATTACTGAATGATAATGAACGATCTATTTTAGATTGATCATTAGTGATTTGGAGTGTCCTATTAATAGTAGTACTACCTACAATACCATAAATAGAACCTGGTCCACCTTTATATTCATCTATTACTAAATCATCTGGTTTTAATCCACGAATATTTATTCCTACTGTTGTTGCTACACGATTTAAAAATCCTCTAACTCCGTTGAGTACTGTGTTTATATTAGATTTTCCTTCTTGTTTTCCTAAATCAAATTTAGTAGCTAATCTTAATAATCTATTACCTACATTTTTATATCCACTATTAATAATACTACTGTTATTAAGAATAAAAGCATTATTAGCAGTAACTACAGCTTCATATTTACTATTTTCATTTTGAACAGGTAATATACCATGTCTATTAAAATGTCCTCCAAAGGCATTTACTGGAATTTGAGCCAATGTATTAACACCTGCATTATAAATGCGAGTAGGCTGTAATAAGCCGTTTGTTCCTACAGATAATACATTATCAGGAAATCCTAATACTATATTAGCTGGGTTTTTAGGTGTTTCTAAACGTGGGTTTGATAATTGTAATCCAACTTGTTTAACAATAAATAGAGGACCTTTAGGAGCATCAAGAAAAAACTTACCTATACGTAAAGTATCAACAATAGAAGCATTAGCTGCTCCTATAATACCTCCTCTAACTAAACCATCATCAAATTTAGTTAACCTAAGTTTAGTAATAAGTCTACCTACTTGTGTTCTATTAGGATTATCTAGACTATTGATGTCTGTTTGAATATAAGGCAGACCACTATCTCCTCCGCCTGGACGGTCTTGCCCATACTTAATGGATTTTAAGTCTGTTTGTAAATTTATTAGAGGCATCTAATAGTATTAATAACGTCCTCCAGCAGGGCCTAAATCTTTGTATCGAAGACCGGGTTTGGATTTATATGCTTGAGATACAACTCCACCTGGTGTTAATCTAGGGGCTCTAGTATCTAATTCGTCTAATTTAGATTCTGCTGGAACTGCAGTTATACCGTTTCTATTGAAATCTTTTAATCTAACTGGAGGGATAGAATCAACAGAATATGTGTTTTGTAACTTACTAGCAGCTGGATCTAAATTAGCTGAAGCATCAATATAACCCCAAGCAGCTTGTTGCTGTTGAGGGTTGAACCCATTGCCTTGTAAGCTTAAATTGCTTCTGTTTAATTGATTAATAATTGCCATAGTTATGTTAATTTATTGTTTGATATAAATATTTAATTTTTATGCTAGTCTGTATGAGTTTTTGGTTTGTTGTGTACCAGTTTCTTGTTGTCTTCCAACAACACTGCCTAATTGTTGGCCATCTACGTTAAGAGCAAATTGTGGGGTTGGTGTTGGTTTGCTAGCTACAGCTGTTGCTAAATTACCGATAGCGGCCATCACTCCTGCCATACCCATACTACCATCAGTTCTATTAATGCCACCACCACCTAAGTTAGTACCAGCTACTATTGTATCCTGGTTATTTAAAGCAACAGCTCCTTCTGGGGAGAATATCATTCGTTTGCCGTAACCAGGAGATACAACATCATCTCCCTTTGTAAAACTAGATAGCATTCCCATTACGGCTGCTACCCCTGCAATAATTCCTATTGTTGCTAATCCTAAAGTCATTGCTTCTGCTGTTGTTACAGCAGCAGCCGCTTCTGCTGTTCTTAATCCTACTACTACTCCTAATTGAGCTATAGTTTTACCTAAAGAAGCGGCCATATTAGCACCCATAATCACTGCAGCTGCTCCTATAAGAGTATACATTACACCAGCATTTTCTGCTATGCTAGCAAACATACTCATAATAGTACCTAAAGGCCCAGCTGCTATATTAGCAAAAGTATCTTGTAGTTTTAATACAAGATCATTAAATCTTTCTTGGGTTGATCTTTGGTTTTCAGTCATAGCAAGATATTCTTCCGCAGTCATATTTCTGCGTTCCATATCTTCAAGTTGTTCTTTATTTAATTTGGCAGCAGCATCTCCGTATTTATTAATAGCTTCTTGTTGCATTAACATTTCAGACATTTCATCTCTGTTCATTCCAAAAGCCTTAGCTAATGACTCTTGAGCAAGAACATTCATATCTTGAAACTCTGCTAATGAACCTGCTTGTGCTGCTACTTCTTGCATTAATGTAGCTTGATCACCTGTTAAAGCAGCTGCTCTTGCTTTTTCAAAGTTTAGTTTTTTACCAGTAATTAATTCTGCCTCGAGTTCAGCCTCAATTGAAGATTCAAAATTAAGAAGTGATTCGGCTGTTTTATCTACTTGTTCTAGATTAAGACCAAGTTTTTTAGCTTGTATTACTGATTCGGCTAATGCTTTAGGATTACCCTGAAATTTAACTAATATACCAGCACTTAATTTAGAAACACTAGATAATAGCTCTTTGTCACTAATGTGAATTTTATTAGCACGCATTGCTTCATTAGCAGCAACACGTAAATCAGAAACATACTTTTTAGTAGTAGTTCCAGTAGCAGCTGAAAATTTGGCTAATCTACCTGCTTCATCGGCTGCTAATCCTGTTATTTCAGTTAAACGAGCAAATGTTTCTCTTTCTTCATTTCCAAAGTCAACAGCAATACCAAGTTGTTCAGTTAATCCAGCTTGAGCAGCAGCTAATCTAGTGGCAGTAACAAAAGCACTATTTGATACCCTAGCATAATCAGCCATTGAACCTCTTAGATCTTCAGCCATATCATGACTAATACCTAAGGATTTACCCATTTGGGTAATTTCGTTATCTACTTTAAAAGTAGCATCTAATAATCCTTTAAATGTAAATAGAGTGCCTAATCCTATCTTATCAAATATACTTGCAAGGCTGTTAGCACGTTCAAGGAGATTATTTATTTCAAATCGAGTTTTAACTTCTGCTTGTAGAGTTTCTAAATAAGCACCTTCAGCTTCATTTAATTCTAATTGAGCATTAATTTGTTTTAGTTGCTCTTCTAATAATTCTTTTTGTTTATTCTGTTGTTTTTGAGACATGCTGTATCTCTTATTTGCGAGATCAGCTAATTGGGCTTCAATTGATTTTCTATCGAGAGCTAGTTTGCCACTTTCTTTGTTTAGTTTTTTTAAATTACCTTCAATTTCTTTAGATACATCTTTACCTTTTTTAAAGGCTTCTGTTAAATCCTCAATTCTTTCTTTAGACTCTAATAAACTGCTATTTAATTTGCCTTTAAAACTAATAGCAATGTCATTGACTAAGTCGTCAAAGTTTTCTAGATCTTCCGTAAGTTTTTGTATTATCCTTGGATCTGCCATACTATAATGTTACATCATATAAATATTGAAGGTGCCTATTTCTTAGGCACCTTTGCAACATAATTGGGTTGAGCAATGTTTGGTCGTGATATATTTTTATCTTGCCCTGTTTTATTTTTTAGAAGATTATTTTGTTTTTCAGTTTCTTCGTTCTGTTTATCATAATATTCCTTAATTAAATTAAACGTAGTTCTACGTAACCATAATGGCATATGATATACAGTTTCCCAATCATATCCACCATTACTGTGGAATACTATTTCATGAATTTGTTTAAATAAATGTGGTCTATACTCAAGCGTCAGGCCAAAAAAAGTTAAGAGAAATTGGAACTGCTATACCCTCCCCTGTATAATTTTCATCTTCTGGAAAATACTTCATTTCAATGTCTGGTTGTACCTTAGCATAATATTCACGCAATGCTCTAGCATCTGGTGCTAACATATAATTATCAATAAAATCACGAATTGATTTTTGGTCGCGATCTCCGTTTACTGAGGTGACCATGTACTTTAAACGAGTAGTAACATCAAATGAGCCATTTGGGTTTACTTTAGTTAATCCTTTAATTTCGGCTTCAATTTTCTTTTCATCACCGTGTGTTAATAACTTAAAGGTAATGGTATTACCTGATTTAGGTAAAGAAAATGTAAATTCATTTACACCTGCTTTAAATAATGATTCATCTAATTGTTTTTCATTTAATTTAGATAGATCAACAGTTGCTTCTATTTCCTGACTACGTCCATCAATATATTTAAATGAATATTCAGCACCATATCCTAAGATACGAGCAGCAATCAAGATTGCATTTTTATCACCAATCAATAAATCATCATAGTTGATTGGAGTTACAATTAATGATTGTAATAATTTATCAATAACTGTACCTTGACGGATAAAGTTAGTGTTAGTAAGGATATCTTCTTCCTTAGCTGTCATATACTTCATTTCAATTTCACCTGATGATAATGGTGATTCTTTAGGGTACAATAAACCTTTTGAAGGTAACGAAACTTTTTCTGTCGGTAACTTTAATTCAGCCATAAACTAATTTTATTTGTGTGTATATAAATATATGTAAAAAGAAGGCGTCTGCCAAAGCAGACGCCTGAAGTTGAGAAATATGAAGGGGAATTAGAAGTTTAATACACAATAATCCATAGCAACTGTTACAGACAAGTTAATTGCTGCATCGTTTGCCCAATCATACTCACCGAAAGTTGCGGTTTTAACATAGGCACCTTTAACAATCCATTCACCAACGATATCGCCTACTGGACCTAAGATGTCTAATGTTAAGTCTTTTTTATAAAAATCAGAATAACCATCGCGGCCAGTTACTGATTCGTGTGCCAAACGAGCCCATTCCATTACTGATTGAGCACCAGATGGAGTTACAGGATCGTATAAGCTTAAAGTCATGTCGTTCCAACGTACTTTACCTTTAATTTTACGGTAAACGTTGATATGATCTAAAATAATTTCTCCAGCTTCAAATCCAGGTGCAGTAGCACTTTTAATTAAATAAGCAGGAATACCATCAATATACATGATAAAGCGATTCTGAACTTTTGGTTCAAACGCTGTAAACATGATTTCGTTTGGATTTAATACAGGCATTTTATGTTATGTTTTATCTATTAATAAATATTAACGGCCTGAGTCCCTTATGCAGGGAACTCAGCGCCGGTTGGAGTTAAATTGAAGTTCAAGATAATAAATTCAGCAGTCTTAGTTGGTTGGATATAGATCTGACCTACTAACTGATTTCTGTCGATTACATCAGGAGTATTGTTTGAATCATCCATTACTACCTTGTAAGCGTATAAACCTTGACGTTGAACTACTGATTCAAGATATGGATTAACTTGACTTAAGAATCTATTGCGAGTTACAGTTGTGTTTTGTTCGAATACCAAGTTGCGAGCAACACCACCAATGAAATCTTTTAATGCGATTAATAAACGACGAACGTTTACGCGATCGAGAGATGTTGGTTTACGTTGTAATGTTTTCTGACCCCATACACATACTCCAGTTCCTGGGAATGTAGCTAATGGGTTAACATTACCTGTATATAATGTATCGCGATCTGTTTGAGATAAACGACGTTCAGCACGTATTACTGATGGGATACCACCTCTGTTTAAACCAGCTGGAGCGAACCATTCAGCACCTACTTGGTCGTTGAATGCTAATACACCACCAATTACAGTTGATGGAGGGCACCATACTGTCTTACCTAAGTTAGAGCTAAATAATTGAACCCAAGGCCAATAAGTAGCACCATAGTTACTAGATTGACCAGAAGCATTTGTTACAGCTTGAGTAATGGTTTGTCCATATCTAGAAGCATCTAAAATTGCAATTGCATCACCACGACCTTCAGCACATGAAATCATATCACTAGCAGCTGCTGTTTCTAAACCAGCACCTGGAGCTAATAATACATTGAAACGATATTCATCTTTATTTGATAATAAAGTAAAGGCACGGTCATAATCATCTGGGTGGAAACCTTGAATGTTGGTGGCAGTTATGTTTTCATTCATCAATTTAACAGCAGTAGTATCAACAACACCATTATTAAATGAACCACCATATGAACCACTACCTACTGTAGGTAAAGTTAAAACATAAGAACCAGTTTTAAAATTACCGTTGTTGTCAATTGAATCTACGTTTGGAGTAGTTACTGAAGCAACACGAACATATAATGATTGGTTTGCAAATGAACCTGTAAATTCTACCTGTCCTATTGTAGTGTTAAATACTGGTTTTAAATCACCAATTACACGAGCTACATAGTTAGGCAATTGTGGGTCTAAGCTCATGTTAGCCCATGTTTCTAATATATTCTTTTGAGATTGGTTATCATCACCACGACGAACTACAAGTGTAAATGTACCACTTCCTGTTTGTACGTTAGTTACTTCCCAACGAACATTTAAAGCAGAACCACTAGCTAAAGCGCCATTGTTCATGCTAGAAGTGTTATTCATTGTATCACCCCAAGCTAATGCTTCTAAAACAAGTTGGGTTGTCATTGCAGCACCACTACCAGAAGTAACGTTTGCTTGAGCATAAGTACCAATATTAGCTGAACCACTTATGATTCTAGTAACTAATAATGATTGACCACCGTTTTGAAAGTACTCTTTTGCAGCTTGTGACGTAAAATATTCGTAATAGTAGCTACCACTTTTAAACACATCACCAAATAGTGATAAATATTGTGTATAAGTAGTAACATACGTTGGTACAAATGGACGACCTTTTACTGTAGGGCCTACAATAGCGGCACCAAGAGCTGGTGGGGCTTGGGTGTATAAACTTTGATCAGATTCAATCTGAAATACACCAGGGGAAAGAATGATTTCTGCCATTTTATTTGTAATTGTTTAATTTATATTAGGGATTACCTAACGATAAATATTTACAAAAACACGTAAAACGCAGAAGCTAATTAAATTACATCGGAGTTATTTCACCGGTCTCTATATCGATATTTCCGGTGCCGTATTTTGCTTGAAGACCATTAACCAATTCTTTTTCGCGCTCACCTAATTTTTTAATATCTACCAAAACATTAGATTTTTCGGTTTCGATCAATTCTTTGGTAGCAATAACATTTTGCAACTGTGCTTCAACACTACCAAGTTCAAATACAAACTTGTTGTATTGTTGTTGCATTTCTTTAATTTGACTTAATTCTTCAGGGGTAAGTTTTTTAACTTCTGACATATACTTTTTTATTTTTCCCAGCGCTCATCAGGACATGCCTGTTTGCCAGGGAGTGGACTAAATATTTTTTTACTTAATGGGCATCCACACTTACCACAGGTAAATGTGTTAATTGTTTCTACATAGTTTCTATGCGGACACTGATCGCACACTGCTGCACGATATTCCGCTATAGCCTGTTGTTCAGGGGTTGGGTTAGCTGCA